GATTTAAAGCATCAGTAAAACTATCTCCTACTTTAGTTGCTAAAGGAATTTCATATTTTAAACTATTATCTAATCCAAAAAACTTAAGAGTCCAAGTTTTTCTTTCTTTACCACCTTCTGGTGGCATAGTCATTTCATCGATACGAAATCTATTTTCTAAATCAGTTATATTATTATCAAAAATGTATTGAAAAATGTTTTCTAAATCAACATCTGATACATCAGAACTCTCCAAAGCATTTCTGTCTTTTTTAAAAAACACAAGAGGTTCGTCTTCACTACGACCTACTTGTTTTATACCATCACGAATAGTAGTTTGTGTAGAAAGAATTTCTTCATCGGTTAAATCATATGAACTAAACCATAGTTTATAAACTAAATCACTTATTACTTCACGAGTTTCATTTATATCTTCAAATACAAACTTTCTAAATATCACCTCTTCAGGAATTAATTGATGACTTACACCAAGAACTCCAGCACCAATCATCAGAGTCCCATCTTCATGTCGATGATAGGGTCCTATATATTGTTCTTCAGGATTTTCTCTAAAGAATAATCTATCACTTTCCGTTGCTGTTAAATTTACTTCAACTATAGGATTCTGAATGACTAGATTCTCATCTAATTCAATTTCATCTATCGGTGTTGCTGGTGTTCCGTAAGCCATTTTAAGTCCTTAATATAAATTCAAAATCGTTGTCGTAGATTATCTCCTGTCCATCATCATGGTTGACCTTTATTAGAATCTTGTAAGCACGATTAGGTTCAAATGAGTTTAGGTCTTGTTTAAAATAGTTAGAGGTCGTATCACAACTCATCGTTGTGTAAGCACTAAATGGAACAACTGATTCGTTTGTTGCCATATCTATTATGGAATAAGAACCTGAAGTATGTGGTATGAAACTACCACTTACAGACTGAACTGATGTAGAGAAACTTTTTTGAATGTACCTTTTACGAGCACCAAATCTAAACTTAACAGTTTCGTTTTCTTTATATGCTTCTCTAAAATGTATTGGGTATAAATAGTTTTCACTATTACCACTAATGTCTAATTCAGTTAGACTGCCTGTATTTGAACCAGTTGCTGGTAGATGGTCATCCCATTTAAGTTCTATCTTTGGGGAGTAGATTGTGTTAGTTTGTCTTGAGAAAAATTTAAGGTCTTCAAAACTACCTGTAGATTGTTCTCTACTACCCGAAAATCTTAATAGTAATCCATAATTTGTATTCTGTCCACCAAACCATTTATTAGCAATAGAGGTAATATCCATGTTAATGTCAGGTGATTCGGATGAAAAAGATTGTGTTACCTCGTCACCAGCAATATAAGTCCCACCAGAGGTTGTCCATTCTATCTCAGAAGCACCATCTCTATTTTTTCTATAAGTCCAACTACAACCATCAGTTGTTTTTGGATCATCTATCTCCTTACCAACACCCTCATCCCATTCTTGACTTAGGGGATAGGCTGCTATTTTATATTCTTCACTTAGCCCACTCGTCCCTTCTGTTTCATATAATCTAAGATTTAGTTTATAATCTTTAGGTAATACCGATGAACTTATATAACCCTCTATCTCATTGGTGTCAAACTGAAGAAGAACACGAGTTGGGTAAGAAAAACTTCTATCAAAGAAAACTTTCTTTAACTCAAGAATCTCATCTTTTCCTGCATTTTTATCTTTAAAATCTTCGCCCGTAGTTTCATTTGAACCACTACTGATAAAGGTATCTTTTGTTGTAAAAAAATATTTATGCATTAGATTACCTTCCCATATATGTCTCTATTAGGATCTTTTAATTCAAATACTGATGGAGTTGCTGATGGTCTGTATATACCATCGGTTAATGAATTTTCAAAATTGTATTGAAAATTATAACCTGCATCTCCATCCGAATACTCGTCCCCATCAGCTTGATATCTATACAATTTTCTACCTTCAGCGTATTCACCTGCTTTACCATCTTGAAATAGTTTTAATTCTTTAATACCAATCACACCATCTAATCCTAATATGTTATATTGTAAATCATTTATATTGATTGCCTGTTTAAATTGCATCTTGTCTGTTTTAAAGAAATTTTTTATTGTATTAATTACATTTATTTTAACTTCTGTTTGATTAAATCTTCGGTCATAATTAACCATAAAATGGACACCAAAGTTTATTACATAGCCAGAAAATATAGTATTGTTTAAAGAGAATCCAAAATCAAGTTGATTATTAATCATCCTATATTGGTCTAAGAATTTTTGAATATTCTGTAAAACAAGTTGTGGTGTTTGTACCAATTGTCTTTTTTGATTATAAGATAATGTGTTAACTAAAATACCTGCAGATCCATTTCCGTCATCTATTCTGTCAACATAACATTTAGCAATACTACCAAACTTTGGTGGGATACTTAATATTCTTGATACATAATCTTCTTTAGTAACACATCTCATCTGAGATGCGAAAAAAGCACTAGCATTATTTCTTATCTCTTCTACAGTTTGCCCATCAGTTCCACCAGTGGTAGGTTCTTCATTACTTACTGTTATCGATACACCTGCTGGAGCATTGTTAACAGTTGTTAGTTCTCCAGCTTGAACATTAGAGTTAGCTCCACCACCGACTCTATAAGTAAATGTCAATGATGTATTTGATGGAGTTTCACCTAAATTTGGATTATTGCCAGTAACAACTCCTAAAGCACTAGGTACATCAGAAAGATTAGTTCCGTTAATTGTTACACCAGCTTGTTCTACAGGATCGACATTTGAGCCAGAATTACTAAACCTAAACAATCCATTACCAAAACAAGCTTTATATGTTTGAGTGTCCTCATCGAACTTAGTTGTAAATTTTTTAGTAGACTTTATGTATTCAGCAACATATGGAATAGGTATTGCTGATGTTGTACCAGAAGCATCTCCTTGGTCATAAGCACTTGCTCGTGTCGGGTCATCCGTATAATGAGTTTGTTTTAAAATCTTATCTTGAGCTAAATAATCAACTTCATACCATGATTGTTCAGAACCATCCACACAACTTAATATCTCAATTAAATTATCTTCACCCAAATCCAATTCTAAAAATTTAGTTGGTGTTGTTATATTAAATGTTTTTGTTTTTGTTTCACCGGATACGGCTCTTACAAATCTAGTCAATGTGTATGAACTAGCTTCTCCATTAGCGTCAAGAGTTGGAGCACTAATAGCAGGATCGTTAGAACCACTAGATGTAAAATCTACTTCATCGGTGGTTTCAAATAAAATCTGTGAATCAACATTAGAAGCAATTTGTAGTCCACTATCTATAGAAGATGGAGCATCTCCATACACTGGTAAACCTGTACTACTATCAGCGTTTATTGTTGTGGTTACTTTTAATCTAGCAACTGATGGAGTTTTATTTATAGGTTTATAACCTAAAAATTCTGATAGTCTTCGTATGTTTCTTTTATCAGTTGCTGTTGATAATAAATTTTCTTTGTAATTATAATCTATATAATAAGAAAGGACATCACCAACATAACTTGATAATTCTATTAACATCATACCAGGTGATGTTTCGTTAAAATCTTTATATGTATCAGGAAAGTAAGATTTAGTATATTCAATTAAATCAGATTTTATTGAATTAAAATCTTTACTTGTATATTGTACATTAGTTGGTTTTAATTTTTGTTTTTCTGAATACGCCATTAGTATGCTCCATTACTTGTTGTACTTCCATCACTTGCACCATCAAATGTAACCTGAACACTCTCTGTACTATTTGGTGCTCTTTGTATATTAAATTTTATATCTATCGTAACTTGATTTAAATCATTAAGATTAATTATTGCGATATCTCTAACTTCCACGAACGGCAACCATCTTTGAAATACATCTACGATATTATTTTCTATTTGAATGGTGGTTTCTTCTGTCATCTGTTCAAACATCAATCTTTTTAAATTCATTCCTAAGTTTGGTTGAAAAACTCTTTCACCCGCATTAGTTTGTAAAAGAAGTCTAATATTATTTTTTATAGATTCTACGGTGGTCTTAGTGGACTTAAAATATCCATCACCACCACTAACTCTACCGAAAGGAAACTCTATCCCTACCGATACTCTTGCATCTTGGTCTTCTACAAATCTATCTTTTCTTCTATCTAGTATTGCCATTTTATTCTTCCGTTACTTCACTTTTTCTGAGTCTGACCTCTGAATTGTTAGAATGTAAAGCACCACCACCAATTGGGCTTGCACTTCCACCATCTTTATCAACATCTACAGTAACTACTGCTATAGGTGGTACAGTAGTAAATACTGGTGCACCAACTGCTGCTAGAGTTGACATTAGAGGTGTTGGAGAAATACTAACAGGACCAGCACTTGCTGATAGTTTATCTACCCTAAATGTTTGAGCTGTTATAAAATCCACTATTGCCTTAGATAAGTCTTCAGCTAAAACTTCTACTTTTTTTCTAGCTTCCGCTGACATTTCAAAATCATTATCCTTACCAGGCGTAATGTTTTTTATAAAAGCATCTTCTATGTC